TCCCATGCGCGAGGTCGCGCAGCAATTCGCGAAACCGGGGATGCATCCGAAATTCATGAGCGCCAAAGCCGTGCAGGACGGGCTCAATCGCGACTACGTAGTGGTCAAAGACGAGAAGGGAGATCCGGTGAAGGTGCGGGGAATGATCCTCGGCCACATACCCGAAGCGAAAGCGGAGGCGATCCAGCGCGAATGCCAGGACCGCGGCAACTGCCTTCTCAAACAGATTACGCAGCAGTACAAAAACGAAGGCGGCACGACTGCCGTCTCCGATCAGTAGCACAGCAGCACGCGAAGCAGGGCGCCCAATTCGTCCCTCACCAGGCATCCCGGGCGCGCGGCTAACCTCGACCTTCCACAGTCTTCGCCGACAGAGGGCACCAACTCAGGAGCAAATCAACAATGGCAAACGTAAATGCCCCGTTCGGCTTTCGTCCCACGATGAGGACCGGCTGCGGGGGAGGCGGGAGCATCATTCCCGCGCACAAAATCGCAGGGTATGCCACTGCCCTGTTCATGTTCGACGCGGTGACGCACGCCGCATCGGGAACCAAACCGACAATCGCCATCGACGCCGCGATCACCGCCGGCACCACGCCGGTGCTCGGGGTGAATCTGATCTACGGCGCCGCATCCAGCGCGACCGACCATATCGTCCTGCTGGCGAAAGACGCAACGTTCGAAGTGCAGGGCGACGGCACGGGATCCGGATATCTCGTGGCCGCTGCGCTCAACAAGAACGCCAACATGGCGCTCACGGCCGGCGACACCAAGCTGCTGCGGTCGAAGCACTCGCTCAGCGAGACTTCGATCGCGACCACCAACACGCTCGACCTGCGCATCCGCGGGCTCGTGCAGAACCCCAACAACACGGCCGGCCAGTATGCAGTGGTCTACTGCATGTTCAACAACCTGGTCGAAGCCAACCAGGTCGCGGGCATCTGAGACGAAAAAGGAGAACTAACACATGCAAATCAGAGGTCAATTTTCCAATTTCTTTTTCGAAACGATGCTCCCCGCCCTCAACGCGAAAATCTGGCAGAATTTTCGACGCAAGGCGCCGATGCTCAATCTCGTTTTGAACACCGACACCACCACCCGCTCGATCGAGCAGTACGCGCAGATGGCCGGAGTAGGACTTCCGGTGCTGGTGGGCGAAGGCGAAGATACCCCCACCGACCAGTTCCAGCAGGGATACTACAAGACCTTCAAGCCGGCCAAATACGGCCTCGGCATTGCGGCGTCTCAGGAACTCGTGGAAGACGACAAGTGGGGCGTGATCAGCCGCCGCTCGGTTGCGCTGAGCAACTCCATTTACCAGTCGCGCGAAATCCAGGCTGCCAGCGTCTACAACAACGCTTTCGACACCACCGGGAGCTACTACGGCCCTGACGGCGTGGCGTTGTGCAGCTCGTCTCACCCGCTGATCAAAGCTGGCGGAACGCAGAACAACCTGATGGCCACCGCGGCCGACCTGGATGTCGCTTCGCTCGAGGTTGCGCTCACCGAGTGGGAGCTGATCAAGACCCACGAGGGTTTTTTGCAGCTCCTGCCCACCCCCCGGTTGCTGGTCGCCAGCGCGAACCGGTGGAACGCCTACGAAATCACCAAGGCGAACCTGCGCTCGGACACGGCCAATCACACCCCCAACGCTTTCCGCGAAGGCCTGGAAAACGGCGGCGCCATCGAGCCGATGGTCTGGCCGTACCTCACCAATCAGACCGCGTGGTTCCTGGTCGCGCCTCCGGAGGAAACCGAAACCATGTGGCTCGACCGCAAGGCGCCGTACACCAAGTCGGACTACGTGGAGAAAAATGAAACCGGCTACGTGTACATGCGCTATCGCGCCGACTACGGGTTCTACGGCTGGCGCGGCGTGTACGGCACTCCCGGCGTTTAGTCTCTCAATCCAAACCATGGGGCCGCTGGAGACGGCGGCCCCGATTTTTCCAACCGCAGTAACAACCGAAAAAGCCTGAGCCCGCAGCGCACAGGCCAGCAGACAAGGATATGGCAACTTATAACGCTCGCATGTTCGGCCGCATGGCCACTCGATTTCAGCGCTTGTTAGTGCGCTTGTCTCCGTTCAAGAGCGAGGGGACACAGCAAGGCGATTACGCCGGCTTGCAGATGGCGGTGATTCAACTGCCGCCCAACCAGACGGCGAACGCTCTCGAGATTCAGGATTCCTCGGGCGGCTATAGCGGCCAGGGCAACGTGCTCTTTGCCGTCGACGCCTCCGGCAATATCGCGATCGGCGGCAGCCCGAAGGCCAAGCAGTGCTGCGTGCAGGTCGCGCTCACCGCGGCGCAGATCACCACCCTGCACTCCGCTCCGGTAACCCTCCTGGCGGCTTCCGCGGCCGGCACAGCGATTATTCCCACGGCAATGCTGTTCGAGCTGACGTTCGGCTCCGCCCAGTTCACCGGCGGCGGCGCGGTGAGCCCGGTGTATCACGGCGCCACTACGGCTCTGACGTCATCGGTTGCGGCGGCCACGATTCAGGGCGCCTCGAGCGCCTACGTGTTTTGCGACGCGGCCACCGGCCCGACGGTGGTTTCCGCGGCCACCGGAATTGACCTGTATGCGGCGAGCGCGGATTTTGCGGCGGGCGATTCCACCGGTGTGGTCACCCTCTGGTACACGCTGATCACCCTGTAAGGAGGGCTCGATGGGACTCTCGCAAAATGTAACCACCACGGTGATCATCGCCAATGGCGCCGCTCTGTCGAACGGGATCTTCCTCGGCGACAAAATGCTGGCCGCGATCATCATGCCGGCGGCCTGGACCGCGGCATCCTTAACCTTCCAGGCCTCTCCCGACAAGGGAACGACCTGGTACGACCTGCACGACGATCAGGGCAACGAGATCACGATCGCCTCGCCTTCGGCCAGCGAATACCGGCAGCTCGACCCCAGCATGTTCAACTCGGTCGAATGCATCAAGGTTCGATCGGGCACCTCGGCAACGCCGGTCAATCAGGGGCAGCAGGCGAACGTGCAGCTCGTGATGACCAAGTTCTTCCCGGTGACAGTCTGATGAACATCCGTACTTTCCTTCTCGTGGCGTGCCTGCTCGCGGGGCACGCCACCGCGCAAGTCTCAAGCAATGCGCATCGGTTGCAGGGCAAGCCGATCTGTACTCCGGTCGCGCCTCTCGCCGGCCAGACGCTCGTCTGGAACGGCACCTGCTTCGCGATTGCCGGTCCCGGCTATGTGGCGAAGGCCGATGCGACCGCGCAATCGGCGAATATCGGCGTCACGTCGTTCTACACCGTGCCGGCGGGAGCGGGGGGACTCTACCGCGCCTCCTGCTACCTGGTGATCACGCAGGCGGCGAGCACCTCTTCGACGCTGCCGAGCTGCACCATACGATACCTCGACAACGAGACGGGAGTGCAGGAAGCCAACGCGATGAGCGCCACGGGCTACTCAGGGAACACGGTGGGGCTGAACACTCTCTACAACCAGTACAGCGATTCCGTCGTAGTGAGCATTCAGGCCGGAAGTACCGTGGCATACCAGACCTCGTCTTATGCCAGTTCGGGAGCCACCCCGATGCAGTATTCGGCGCACGTGCGCCTGGAGTACCTGGGCAAGTGATCATGCGCTTATTCCTCCCTGCCCTGGTGGCCGTCTCTCTCGCGGCGCAGACCATCTATCATGCCCCGCCGCAGACGCAGGGGTCGGCCCCGACGTACACGTGGGGCGCGGTGCTGCCGGCGAGTTGCGCGAAGGGCAGCCTGTTTTTCCTGACCGTCACCGGCGACGCCAACCTGTACGGCTGCACGCAGGCGAACGTCTGGATGTTGCTGGGCGGAGGCGGAGGCGGATCGGGCGCGGTAGCGTGGGGCGGCATTCTGGGGACGTTGAGCAACCAGTCGGACCTGGCGGCCGCTCTCGCCGGCAAACAGGCGACGATCCCGGGCGCGCCGACATCCTGGCCGACGACATGGGCCTGGTCGGCACTGACCGGCGTTCCGTCATTCGCCGCGGTGGCCACTTCCGGCAGTTACAACGATTTAAGCAACAAGCCCACCATTCCCTCGAGCACTTCGCAGATCAGCGAGGGCAGCAACTTATATTTCACCGCCGCCCGCGCGCAGGCTGCGCTCGCGGGCATGTATCAGACGCCGATCGCGACGGGCAGCGCTTCGCAATATTTCGCTGGCGATCTGACGCTGAAGACGTTTCCCACGAGCTGGGCCTGGAGTTCCCTGAGCGGCGTGCCTTCGACATTTACTCCCGCGGCGCATGCTGCGACTCACGCTGCCGGCGGGTCCGACCAAGTCACTCTGACGGAATCGCAGATCACGGGACTGGGCGCCGATCTGGCGGGCAAAGAACCGGGTCTGGGGAAGCCGTCCCTGGACGGGTACGTGCTTTCCTCTACGGCAGCCGGAGTGCGGAGCTGGATCCCGAACGGTACGGGCGGGGGAAGCATGGTCTACCCGGGAGCGGGTCTGCCGATTTCCACGGGAACCGCCTGGGGAACTTCTCTCACGCCTGGCGCCGCGGGACACGTGGTGCGCTCGAATGGCACCGCATATGTCGACTCCGCGTTGATGGCGTCCGACATCCCGGCACTCAATTACCAGGCCGTGATCTCCGGGGCTCCGGCAAGCTGGCCGAGCTTCGCCGCGGTGGCGATCTCCGGCAGCTATGGCGATCTCACGAACCCGCCCGCCATTCCGAGCGCCTCGAACGCGACCCCCAACATGAACGGCACGGCCGCGGCCGGGGCTTCGACGACATATTCGCGCGCCGACCACATACACCCCACCGACACCTCGCGCCAGGCGGTCATCTCCGGGGCGCCGGGATCCTGGCCGAGCTTCGCCGCGGTGGCGACGAGCGGCAACTACGGCGATCTGCTGAACAAGCCGGCTATCCCCAGTTACCCGGGAGCGGGTCTGCCGATTTCCACGGGAACCGCCTGGGGAACTTCTCTCACGCCTGGCGCCGCGGGACACGTGGTGCGCTCGAATGGCACCGCGTATGCCGACTCCGGGCTGCAGGCGTCCGACATCCCAGCGCTCAACTATCAGACTGTGATCTCCGGGGCGCCGGGATCCTGGCCGAGCTTCGCCGCGGTGGCGACGAGCGGCAGTTATTCGGATCTCCTGAACAAGCCGACGTTGGGCACCGCGGCATCGCACGCCGCGACGGATTTTCAAGCGGCGTTCACGACTGGAACCACGGCGCAATACTTCCGGGGTGATCTGAGCCTTGCCACGTTTCCCACGAGTTGGGCCTGGAGTTCCCTGACCGGCGTTCCCTCGACATTTACCCCCTCAGCACACGCATCCAGCCATGCCGCTGGCGGCGGCGATCCCGTGACGCTGACGGAAAGCCAGGTCACGAATCTCACCACCGACTTGAGCGGCAAGCAATCCAGTCTCGGCTACATCACACCGGCGATGT